AACTCTTCCTGATGATGATGGATCTGCTAACCAAGTTTTAAAAACTGACGGTAGTGGAAATCTAGCTTGGGTTGCTCAGACTACTAATACAGATACTCAACTAACAGAAGAACAAGTAGAAGATTATGTTGGTGGTATGGTAACTGGTAATACTGAGACAGGTATTACAGTAACCTATGATGATTCTGATGGTACTTTAGATTTCGTAGTTGGAACACTGAACCAAGATACAACTGGTACTGCAGATCACGTTACAATTACAGATAATGAAAATACAAATGAAAATAACCTTATAGCATTTGTAGAAGATGCTGGAGGTGCTGGTAGTCGTGGATTAGAAACAGATGGAGATTTCCATTATAATCCAAGTACAGGTACTGTAACTGCTACAGCATTTGCTGGTAGTGGAGCTAGTTTAACAAACTTACCAGCTTCTATTAGTGATATAGTTGAACACAAAGCTGCTTTAACAGCAAACCATACAATAGGTACAGGTAACAACGGCTTAGTAGCTGGACCGTTTTCAACAGGAAGCTACACACTAACGATCCCTAGTGGATCAACATTCACGGTGGTATAACTATGGCAATTACAATTAATGGTACAAGTAATACCATCACTGGATTAGCAGTTGGTGGTCTGAATGATGGCTCTATAGCCCTAGCAGATCTATCAGCAACAGGTACAGCAAGTGCTTCTACATTTTTAAGAGGTGATAATAGTTGGGCTGCAGCTGGTGGTGGTATAACCCACGCCTCTGAATTCAGAATAAATTCAGCATTCTCAGCTGGTACGAGTTTCACTCTCAATGCTAATTGGGAAGAAGCGGATGATGCTACTTATACAAGAATAGGTTCAGCACCAACTCAATCAAGTGGAATCTTTACTTTACCAGCCGCAGGTATTTGGCATATATACCACAACTTACATTGCTATGTATCTAGTGCCGCTGTACGAAATTTTGAAGCTTCAATTATGGTATCTACAGATAGTGGTAGTAATTATGATACTACAGCACAATGTACAAATAATTTATTCAATAGTAGTGACCACACCTCTGGTTCGACTAATATGTCATCCATTGTAGACGTTACTAATGCAAGTAATTTTAGAGTTAAATTCGATTTCTATGCTGTTGCAAGTACAGTTGTTTATGGCCACACAGCTACTTCACTAACAAGCGCACAGTTTATTAGGTTAGGAGATACATAATGAATTTAAAAACAGGAAGAGCAGATCACATTGAAGACTATTTAGTTACTGTTAGAGCAGGACAATGGTTTGGATGGTCTAACTCAAAGAATAAAGTTTATGCAAACCTAATCGTCCATGACGGTGGAGCTAAGCCTAGTGAAGCTGATGTAAATGCAGGACTTAAGAAGTTACAAGATGACTTCGATGCTAAAGATTATGCTCGTAAAAGAGCAGCCGAATACCCTTCTGTGGTCGATCAGTTGGATGACATCTATCACAACGGAATAGATGCTTGGAAAGCAACCATTAAAACAACTAAAGATAAATATCCTAAACCATGAGTGAAATTAAATTAACAGCTGACTCAGGAGGAGGCACTGTCTCTCTCAAGGGTCCAGCTACAACAACAGGTAATGCTGCTGTTCCATTTGTCTTACCAGTAGCCGATGGTAGTGCAGGTCAATTTATAAAGACTGATGGATCGAAGAATTTAAGCTTCTCTGGTGGAGGTAAGATTCTTCAAGTAGTAAGTGCTAATTTGAAAACTGCTGCTAGTGGTACTAATAATACTAGTTATGTTACTACTGGACTTACAGCAACAATCACACCATCTGCTGCAAGTAGCAAAGTACTCGTACTAGTACAGTTAACTGCTGCTGTAACTAAAGGTGGCTGGTGTGGATTTAGATTATATCGTGGTGGCTCTTGTGTTACTGATGCAATTAGTACTGTAAATACAAACACTACTTACGCTCAAATAGACGGACATTATATAAATAATAACTGGTTACAAACAGGTTATCAATCAGATGTTGCTAATGATGAAGATGAATTTAGACAGACTCACGGAACTTATTTAGATTCTCCTTCAACTACTTCATCTACTGCTTATGATGTTAGAGTTTGTTCAAGGACTAGTAGCTATACGTGGTATGTAAACAGAACGTTAACTGCACCAAGTTATAATCATGTTCAAGGTGGTATGTCTACTATAACTTTAATGGAGGTATCAGGATGACATTAGACCATGAAGCAATTTATAAAGCCTATCCAAATGTCAGACATATTGATGATGGAACTGGAGCTTTTGATGCTAGTGAGAATAAAGTAACACTAGAGCAATCTAAAATAGACGCAGCTAGAACAGAACTAGCTAAAGAAGATTATAAATCAAAACGTAGAGCTGAATACCCTTCTGTGGTCGATCAGTTGGATGATATATACCATAACGGTATAGATGCTTGGAAAGCAACAATTAAAACTACTAAAGATAAATTTCCCAAATGAGTACAGTAAAATTAACAACAGCTAGTGGTGGAGGTACAGTATCTTTAGCTGCACCTGCTAGCACTACAAGTAACGCACAAGTTACTTTAACTCTACCTCAAAATGATGGAGATGCGTCGCAATATTTACAAACAAATGGTTCAGGAACTCTTAGTTTCGCTACAGTAACACCAGGTACAACAAGAACAATAGCTAATGCAGATGCATCATCAGGATCAGAAATAGAATTTACAAGTTTAGATGCTGATGCTTACTGGCATAGACTTATATTCTTTAAAGTGAGTACTAATAATAATACTGATTTCCGATTACAAGCAGGTACATCTTCAGCTTATTTAACATCTAGTTATAAAACCAGTACTGGATATTTAGCAGGTGGTTCTTCTAACGCTGTTGATGGAGATACAGGTTGGATTAGGAGTGATGGGCTTACAAATAATGGTGATACTGAAGTTTGGGAAATGAATTTCATGAGAGCTGGTACAACTAATAACTGGATTGCTAGAGGTACGGCTACTCAGAGCAGTACTAATTATTACTATTGGATTACTTCTAACTTTGAGTTAAGTGCAGCTCTATCTAAGATTAAAATATATCCAGTTAACTCAGTTTTTGATGCTGGTAACATTTATATAGAGTCATTCAAATGAGTAAACGAATAAGCGTAAACGTACAGACTGGAGGAATAACAGAGAGTACGTTAACTGATGCTGAGAAAGCACAGAATAGTATTGGTGCAGATGCTGAAACAGCTAAGCGGTATAAGTATTTAAGAAGAAATGCTTACCCAGATATCGGTGATCAATTGGATGACCTCTATAAAAAAGGTGCTTTCTCTGATGAGATGGCAGCTAAAATTAAGAAAGTAAAGGAGGATAATCCTAAACCATGAGTAAAATAATTACAAACGCAGTAAGGCATACAGGTGCCTCCGCCGATGCTCTGACTTTAGATTCTTCAGGTAATATAACTGTTGAAGGTAATTTAACAGTAGATGGTACTTCAACTCTAACTGGTGCTGTAACTAGTGATTCTGGTAGTTGGGTAAAACTTTCCCAAGTTCTAAATGGTGGTAATGTTAGTGATATTACATTTACCAGTTTAGATACTTCTACTTATAGATCCTTTAAATTTATTGGAGGTATGCAACCTGTAACTGATGATATAAATCTAAGAATGCGATTCAGAGTAGGTAGTTCAGACTTGACAACATCTAAGTATGATTGGGGCTATAATCTAATGCATCCAGATAATGCACAAGGTGGACATTCCCTTAATGATCAGGATCATTTTAAATTATTTGGAGATAGTGGAAATGCAGGTAGAGAACAATGGCATTTTGAATTATTAGTAACTCCACATGTAGATGGTCATGCGGCTCAAATTGGTAATTCTATTACGTGGCAAGGTTGGCGTTTAGATCAAGACCATAATTTTAGAACATCAGTTGGTTCTGGTTATTACGATGTAGATGACCAATATGTTAATGGTTTTAAACTATATGCAGGTAGTGGTAACTTTGCCTATCATAATTACACTTTATATGGGATAAAAGCATGACAAGATATCATTTAAATAACGGAGAAAAGGTTGCATTTACCGCAGAAGAAGAAACTGCTAGAGATGCTGAAGAAGCAGCATATGCAACAGAGAAAGCTGCTAATGGTTATAAAGATAAAAGAGCAGAAGCATACCCTTCACTAGCACAGCAATTAGATCTCCAATACTGGGATCAAGTTAATAGTACTACTAAGTGGAAGGAAGCGATAGCAAAAGTGAAATCTGATAACCCTAAACCTTAATGGAACCTATCCACCTTCCAATCCCTAATCTTCCTAAGTCCTTAGACATCCCTCAGATGGATCTGAAGGAGCCTTGGACTATGGTTCCATCATATCGCCCCATGGTGATCCCTCCGGCTGATCTAGAGGCTCCTGAAGAGGTTAAGAAGGAGGAGAAGAAAGAAGAACAACCTGAACCACCTAAACTGAAGATACCGGTCATCGATGTACAGATGCCCATACCGGAAACAGCGGTGGTAGTAACTGCTGTAACAACAGCTGTTATAGCTGTAACAACTACAACTGTTACTCAATCCTTATTTGAACCTATTAAAAAGAAAGTTCAGAAACAATTACAAGCTAAAGTCAACAAATGGAAGGAAAACCGGAAGAAAAAAAAGGACTCCTCGGAAAGCTGAAAGATGCTGCAGAGGATCAAGAACACCAAATCCAGATTCTCGGAACATTCGTCAGACTTGGCGTCGTTGTCTGGAGTGGGTTCATAATAACAATGAATTACGTGGAAATACCTATGGTTAAGAAATCTGGTAACTCAGATATCACGTTCGTGGCATCGGTGTTTACTGGTGCATTAGCCACTTTTGGCTTGACCACTGGTAATTCTAAAGGTAAGGGTACACCTGTAAACTGCCCTATGGCAACTAAGAAAAAGGAAGAATGAAAAAATGGCTTTTTCTCTTCCTACTGTTATCACCCACGGTAGCAAGAGCGGAAATCGTGACACCTCAGTTCACGCAGGGTTCAATGAATTCTACAACCACTACGACTCAAGAGATCGTGGAGGAGATAACGATAACAACCTACGGGTCAGCCTTAAACAAGTGGAGTGGGGACAATATAACCCATACCTCCGCTACATCAGGTGGTCTCGCAGATTCAGATTCGGTATTTACAATAACAACAGCTGGTTCAGATTTCTCATTAGAGGTGGTAACCAGAGCCGCAAGTCAAGTATTAGAAATAACAGAAATAGAAAGAGAAATCGATACTACCTCTACTACGGTCTCCTTATCAGTATTCTCTCAATAACACCTGTTAAAGCTAATGAAGGTGAAACAAATAACACCTCGAATCCAGTTGCAGCCGCTACCGGAAACGTCACAAACCAAGCCGTACAGTTCCAAAACAATGGAGCACCAAGTCGTCAGGTTATGGGGCCAAACATATCTTGTAACGGTTCAACAATGACATTCAGCCCATTCTATATGGGCAATCATACTACTCCTTTTGATGATAATATGGACCAACAAAGCTATACTGTAGCTGAAAATTGGGGATTCCAAGTGAATTTCATGGTTCCATTAGATAAAAGAGGTTTAGAACAGTGTAGAAGAATAGCAGCACGTCAGGAATCTAAAATGGCTCTTGATTATGAACTAGTCAGAGCTTTGAAATGTGCTGAATTACAACAAAAGGGATTCATGTTAGTACCTGGCTCCCGTGTATATAGTATGTGTAGTGATGTAATTCCTATTGCTGCATTTAAAAAAGAAGTTGCTAAGAAATTAGCAGAATCAACACCCCCACCACCTAAGAAATGGTGGCAAAAACTCAACCCCCTAAACAAATGATCCTAATTATCAAGCCCATCCTATTCGCCTTCTTGAAGTCAGACTCAGTAAAGAAGCTTGTAGTAGACCTATTAGAAGCTTATGTTGCTAGAACTGACAATAAACTAGACGATCAAGCTCTTAAAATTGTAAAAGAAAAACTATTCTCATAATGGCTAAAGCCACAGAAAAACAGTTCAATGAGTTACACGGCCTTGTTACTAATGAGTTCTTAAAAAGAATTAAAACTAACGAGGCTACTACTCAAGACTTAAAAGCAGCCTGTGATTGGCTGAAAGCAAATGATATCAGTGGAGTTGCTTACGATGGGAATCCATTAGATAAGTTAAATCGTATAATGCCTAAAGTAGATTCTGAACTAGTTAAACGGAGAATGTATGGCAAAACAATCAACCGCTGAATATTATAAAAAGAACCCTAAAGCTAAAGCTCAACGCAATAAACAGCAACGAGCTTATATGCAGACGGAGAAGGGTAAAGAAATCAGACGAAATGCTGATAGATTAAACATTAAACTTGGTACCAAAGGTAACCACGATGGTCTTGATGCTGCCCATTATAAAGGTAGTAAAACAGAAGGTCGATTACA